AAACGCACAAATAAATAGAGACCAGCTAAATAAATTTTTAAATAAAAATTATATAAACGGTAAACCTGCAGGTGATTGGGTGCAACCAGATCCTAAAGTATATACTAATGCAAAGTATACAGCTATACAAAATGACCCTAGATTAAAAAAATACTATGATTTTGTATTACAAGAGTTTCAAACAGCACAAAGAATGATAGGTGTAAATCGTATGGATAAAAATACATGGGATAAATACTCGTATTTAATGCCAACGTACAGAAAAGAAGACTATGATAGAGCAAAAGAAAATGGTACTTATAATGCTATAAAAGATATGCTGCAGGATGGATTTACTATACAGGAAACTAATCATGATTATTATACTTATAATCAAAATAACAAAGATATAGAAAAAAGAGTCCCTGTTTACGCTACCAACAGGGTTCCTGCTAGAGAAGTCTCAAAAGATATAGCTAGTAGTTTATATAGATTTAGACACATGGCACATAACTTTAAAACTAAAAGTGAAATATTAGGAAAAGTTATGGTATTTCAAGAAATATTAAAGAATGCAAAAACTTTAGAGACCAACTCAGCAGGTATACAACTAATACAAAAAGCTGCAGCAAGTATGGGTATAGATATGCCTAAACTAAAAGAAGGTGAAAGTTATAACTTAAGACATGTACAAGAATGGATAGACTCTGTAATGTTTGGACAGACTAATTTACAAAAAGACTTTACAGTATTTGGTAAAACATTTTCTGCTAATGAAGCAGTAGGGACAATAAATGCATTTACAGCAATGAGCACGCTATCTTTTAACTTGCTACAAGGGGCTAACCAGTCTATATTAGATAATATGATGATGCTTCAAGAAGCATTTGCTGGACAGTTTTTAAATAAATCTGATATGGCATGGGCAAAAGCAAAGTACTGGGGATCTGGTATGGCTATGACAGATATAGGTAGATTTGACCCAAAAAGTAAAATAGCAAAAGCAGTAGAATATTTTGATGCTCTTACAGAATTTACAGATACGGAAGGAAATCAAATAGTAGGAGGTAAAAGAAGAAAAGCAGCAAGAACCGGTAACTTATTATTTTTACAACAAGCAGCTGAACACGAACTATCCGCAACTAGAATGTTAGCGCTAATGAAAAACCTTGAGGGTACACTAAAAGACAGTGATGGTAATGTAATATTAAATGAAGATGGTAAACCAGCTAACTTATATGATTTATTAATAGTAGATGAAAAAACCGGTAAGATGTCAATAGATCCTAGACTCGATGAAAAGCAGTCAGGATTTAATAGGTTAGATTTTATAACAAAATTACAAGGATTAAGTAGAAGAACTAACCAGATAAAAGGTAAGATGCATACTAATATGCTACAAAGAAGATGGTGGGGTAAACTATTTATGTTATTCCGTAACTGGATGCCGCCTGGAATTAGAAGAAGATATGGGCATGGTGGTGAATCTACAGTGCATATAGATGAAGAATTAGGAACTGTTACACAAGGTATGTATGTATCATTTTGGAATTTTATTGCAGAAAGTATATCAACTAAATCTTTTGCATATAGTAATATGACTGAAATGGAACAACAAAATGTTAAAAGAACATCTGTAGAACTAGCATCTTTACTAGGCGCTATGGCGTTAGTAGCAGCATTATCAAACTTAGACGATGAGGATGAGTCATGGATTACTAACTTTGCATTGTATCAGGCTAAACGATATACAACAGAAATTAAACAATGGACACCACTACCAGGTGCAGGTTTATCAGAGGCATTTAGAATACTACAGTCTCCTACAGCAACAGCTAGACCAATACTAAAAGGTGGTGATTTACTAGGACAACTCCTACGTGAAACTAGGTACATACTAGGAGATCCATTTATTGATGACTCTGCTATTTTTTACCAAAGAAAAACCGGTAGATTCCAAAAGGGAGACCGTAAAATAAGAAAAGATTTCGAAGATCTATTACCAATATTTAGAGGCTTACAAAAATCAAGAACACCTGAAGAAGCTTATAAATGGTTCACTACCTTAGAATAGTACTAATATTTTTATTTATAGTAGCTTGCGGAAAAGAGGTTGATGATTTAGGGTTTAGAACTTATGTTATACCAGCTGGTGAGCATAGTTCTGGTAACTTTATTAATCATCCAGATAATTCCAAGCTAGTATTTGATTTTATACTAGACGAGTCTGCAAAATATTATACAGAAGTACCAGAAAACCAGCATGATGTAAACAAGATCTATGGTATGAGTGACTTTGGTGTAAGGCATCAAAAGTACTCTATACGCCTTGGATGGCGTTATATAGATAATAAAATAGAACTGTGCTGGTTAAGACACGAAGAAGGCAGGCATAGCTCTGCTACAATAAGGACTATAGAACCTAATACAGTCTATAATGCTGCAATAGACATCAAAACATTTTATTATGTTATAGTTATAGATGGAGATACTACAATGGTTAGGCGCAGGCCAGAAGGTTACTGGGGACTAATTAGAAGGTATTATTTATACCCATACTTTGGTGGTAATGAGTATGCACCGCATGACATCACTATTAAAATAAGAGATTAATTAGGGGCAACAAAAAGGGGGCAACGCCCCTTTTTCTACATACTCATTTTTAACAAAAGTAAATAACCTATAAGGTCATCAACAGTATCCTCAGTCTGGTCATTTATACCTTTATTTTTTATACGCATAATTTTATCATCAATACGAGCACATAAAGCCTCTGTTGCATCAAGCCTGCTAAAAATCTGTACAGGATCTAACGCAGTGTTACCATAAGCTTTGTTTTTACTCTTTAATAATGCTACAACCTCACTAGATACTTTGTCTAGTTTGTCTGCAAAATCATCAGAGTTCGTACTTGTTTCTACCCAAGAAGGTATTGTGCATTGTACTAAAGGTTCTACATTACTAGGACTAGTATAGAAACAAAGATCATTAGACTCTTCAGCGCATAGCTTAACTTCTGTCTTTTTAATCTCCGTAACTATATACCTATTCCCAATAACTCCTCGATGATGGTATTGATCATGTTTTCTTAATATTACAATATCATTTATATTCATAGTAGTTTTTTTAGTTTATAAATTTCAGGATCATATGTTTCTGCTTCTATATCTATTATACTTAAGAGCTCTGACTCTTTTGGCAAGTCTGCATTAAGCCGTTTCTCTAACAACTCTCTACGTTTATCACTCTTAAATATAATCTGACCCACTTCGTCATTAATATCAGCATTGTGAAAATCTAAAATGTCTAGCTTGTATTCTCTGGTAAACTTAGAGTACTTACCTAACATAAACGCCCTGTATTCTCTTTTAAATCCTTTAGGAATGTCAAAAACAAACATTACATAGTTAGGACTAGGATCATACCTACGTTTAAAATATTTAATTTCTTTTAGTATTTTCTCAAATTTAATATATCTTGTATCAGCAGACCATCTAAATAGTAATGCTATACAGTTTTTGTCTTCTGGTGTAGCTATAAAACAATTTACAAAGAAAGTACTCCAGAAATATAATTTTCTAGTACCAGGTAACATAGGCATTACAAAAGTTGTAGCTTTTGTTCTTTTTGCTATTGATATATCATATACCGGCTTTAAAAGAGGGTTACCAACTTGCTCTATAATATTTATCTTATATCTTGTCTTCTTAATAGGAACTGTTAGACCTACTGTTATATTAAGATCATTTGGACCTTCTAGAGCTACAATAACTCCATTCTCTTTTATAGGTTTTAGACATTCTGTATTGCCTGTAATTCTAAATGTCAAAGCATTTACCGGTGTGTATATTAAATTGTCACATTGTACTACCATAATTCTTCTTGGTTTGAAAATTCTACTTCATGTGTTATAAGATCTGGTAACTCTATACCGGTCTCTCTTAGCACATCTTCTTTACTTTTTAGTATGTAAATTAACTTAAAGGTTTCTGTAAATCTATGAATTCCTTCTGAGTTTCCAAACTTTTCTATATATTTATTTAACACAAAAGTTGGCATATCAGAGGGATGCATGTCTTTTAACCACCCATCAGCTGTCTTTGGACCTACCTTTGGTATACCCATAATACCATCTGTAGAGTCACCCATTAACACCTGTTTCCATAAGAATCTTAGCGCATCATTTTCATCTACCTCAACAAACTCACCCTTACCATAATTGTAATTATGTACTTTGTTTTGGTATAGCACATCCTTGTCAGGACTACATATAATAGTCTTTAGAGGATCATGATACACTGATACTAAATCATCTGCTTCTAGCTCTGGTACGTATGTAAACTTCCATTGCTGTTGTAGATACTCTTTCAATGCAGGAAATATAATTGGTAAATCATCTCGTTTTCTATTGTATTTATATGGTCTGGTAGTTGCTACGTTGTATCTAAAGCATTTACCCTTGGTTAGAAAACCGGCATAATGTTTACACCCAGTTATATTTAGCATTTGATTAATTCTCATGTCAATACCAGCTAGTGCTTCTTCTAAGGTATTCTTTTTCATCTCATAATAGATTAGACTATCGCCGTCTATTAGAGCTATCTTATCTTCTCTTTTCATATTTTAAGTTTTAAATGGATTCTGGGGGCCCTCATTAGGTGCGACCTAACTCTTTGACCCCCTTCATCCTACCAATTAAACACTAGCTACAGAGCGTTTAGCTCAGCAACTTCCTTGTCACTTTGAGCTTTTTTATCAGCTCGCTCTTGTACAGCCTTAGACCTCATCTCATCCCACTCAGCATCTGTCATAGCTGCATAGCTAGAACTATGGTAAATAGAACCATTGACACCTACTAGAGATGAATGAACAAAGTATTGCTTACATCTAATAGCGCCGTCTACATCACAAGGCACAGCACCAATATGCATTGGGTCTACGAATATGTTATGTATCTCACCGCTGTAGAAAGCAATATACTTAAGGCCGCCAACGTGAAGCCCTTTAACGCATGATACTGTATCATTAACGTTAACTTGGCTCCAGTCAGCTAGTCTGTGGGTACAACCCACTCTGATAAAGTGTTGTGGACTACCATAACCATTTGGGCCCTCACAGAAGAATGCATCCCCACTGTTACCCATAACCGCGGGTTCAAATAGTCTATCTTCTACGTGTTCTGGTAATCCATCTCCCTCTATCTCACCGGTATCAACATTGAACGTTCTTTTATAACGACTCTCTTGTTCACCGGTTTCTGGATTAAACTTATGCAGCACTTCTTTAGAGACCTTGTAACCATTTAACAATCCCTCATGGGTGATCTTCATTTGGTACATCGTTGCTCTTTTCTCGGCTGCTTCTTCGCTTAACCCGTGGTTTTCCATAAGATCCTCTTTATGTTTAGGATGCACATATTGCATATTAACAAAGTTAAAGAATCTATTACAGAAATCTTCTCCATGACCTTGCTTCATCTTTCTCCACAAGATTGGATTTCTCAACCAACGTGTCCACATCTTTACCAAAGGCATAAAGTCTATCTCTTTGTCTAGAGACTCAAAGATTCTATCTACAAGCGCTTGTGGCATAGGTATACTAGATACTACACCATTGTGCTTAAGAAAGAACTCACCTGTACCTTTGTTTATATGTATGTAAGGACATTTAGTTTCGATTGTTTTTGTGTAATCTACAACAGTTAGCGTTGCAAAAGCTTCTAGTATATCATTATACTGCTCTATTGTAGTTACATTGTTTGCCTGATTTGCTAGGCCTTGCATTTCATCATACAGCTCTTTGCTGTAATCCACTGTGAATGGATGCTCTCCATAATTACCACAGATTTTGTTTTCTATAACATTAATTGTAATCATATTTATATATTTAATTGGTTAAAAAATGTACCTTATAGTATTCCAAGGCACTTTGCTTTCATGTATCTGTCTAAACTGTTTAATATATTTAGACTTCTCTCCAAGTTTATAGCGCACATTCTCGCCACCATACTGTGATTTTTTTACTTCTTGCTTAGTAAGAACCCATAGATCTACTTCTGTCTCTGGATGTCTATCTAAGTTTACAGTATGCTTTTTAAAGTTGTGTGTCAAAAATATACACTCTGCTAAAACTTGATCTTTGTAACTAACATAGTCATTCATCATATCAAATATATACTCATAGTCTTGTAACCAACCATCGTATACAATAATAGGACTATAGTTTACATGCACATCATAACCGGCTTCTATAAATGCATCGATAGCTTTTATTCTATCAATGATTTTAGATGTACCACGTTCATGTAAATCTGACTTATGTTGTGGCATTAGACTAAATCTAATACGTATTTTACCTTTAGGGTCAAAGTTTATTAACTCTGGGTTTACAAACTTAGTTGCAAAACTACCCATAGCTACAGGATGATCTCTAAAGAACTCGAATATTCTTTGCCAATCATGATATTTAGCATGCAACGCAAAATCTTCGTTACAGCTAATATCATAAGTGGTGTATTCTGCATGGGTCTGATTAGGTTTATCTACTGGTGTAAAGTATGCATGATTATTAATCTCTGTTAATATATCACCGGTGTTTACAGCAATAGACAAACCTTTATCTTTATGGCGCTTCATATAACAGTAAGAACAATTATATAAACAGCCATACCCAAAACTAGGAGATATAAAATCCGTAGATCTACCCGAAGGTCTTATCTTAAACGTCTTTCTTACATCCTTAGTTATTAGTTTTCCCATATTTCTCTAGATTTAGCTC